TACATCACATCCCTGGGGCGCTTTAGGATCTCTTCAGTAGAAATCGTATCGATATCGTCTCCGGGGATACAGGATCAATACTTCCATCGTATCCTTACCTCTTCGTTTTGTTTTGCCCTTTCCCGTTATTCGATTCTCCTCCTACATAATATCGGTAGAGTTTATTATCTTTGTACCTAGGATGCCTTAAACAGATCCAAATGAATAGCTATGTTACTGCCAAATTAAAAGAGAGCTATTTGCTCTCTTTGTCTTTACCTTTATACTAGCGATACCATTGGTTAAAAAAAGATGTTCTTAGGAACATCTCAAGAGATAAGCGTTCAAAAGCGTACTCAAGTTTAAGTACATATTTCAATCCATATCTAGCCTTACGGCTAGATAACAAAATTCGCTTGCGCATACAATAATAAGCACATATTTCAATCCACATCTTAGGTAAACCTAAGAAGACAGAACGCTTAACTTGTTTATATTATAATTTCTAACCCACGATATGTAAAGCGGATTAGGCACAAAAAAATGGAGCCTTATGGCCCCAAGTCAAATATTACGAAGAGTTACAATCCTTAAGAATCAATTGCTATAAAATCAGCCCTCGATTTTCTTAAGCTTGAACCATACAACCTTTCCGGTACGGTCATCGTAGTACGTAAAGTAAGGCTCGTCTCCCTTTCCGTTTTCCAATAAGTCTTTTAACAGGTACTTATGTCCATCCGGCCCTTTGTACAAACGCTCCCCGTATTGATTGGTTAATACTTTAAACTGCTGCGGTATCTCATAAATACCTTCTTCGTAGCTTTCCGTGGCCGGTGCATCAGCCCATATCGGTTTGTACTCATGTGCCAATACTCCGTAAGATCCATAAAGTTTGATTGTTTCCATACTATTTACCCTCCCTGTATTTTTTATCGACAACGATGTCCATCATATCTCTGGCATCGATGTAAAACTTAGCGCTTGTTTCCGATTTCGCAATGCTCTCGACTACATCCTTGTAGTAAGGTTTTTCTTTTAAGATCTCAAACATTTTGATTCGTAGATTTTCTGCCCATGCGATTTGCTTTGGACTGCCCTCCAATTTTGCAAAGCCCAAGCAGTCTGCAATATCCGCATTTTTAGCAGATAGTTTAGCCTGTTTTTTCGCCCAGCATTCTGGGCAAAGATGCGTATCAAAATAGTAGTCCGCCTTTCTTTGCCGATCCACGGATGGGCCGTACACTTGTACTCTACCTTCGTGGCCGCAGCTAAATGTGCCGTATTTCCATGCCATAGTTACACCTCCTGTTTTTTGATTGTTTCGTAGTATAAGTTATTATCATAAACCTCAGCAGCTCGTTTGATCTTGATGACGGTACCTTTTCTTTTGCTGTTCTTGTTTATGGATACCTCATGATCAAACGCCTTTTCAATTTCTTCCAGATCATCCGATTTCAGGTACACCGGGTCGCCGCCAACTTCTTCATTCTCTTCGTTGTATCTGCGTACATCCAGGTAGTACATTTTGTCATCCAATCCGTTCTGCTCGTTCCATCCTTTAAGCATTTCTTTTCTCTTGTCCAGTAGGCTATTCATATCCTTTCGGATCAGATCCTTGATGTAGCCGCCTTTTGAGTTGACCGTTTCCAAATGGTAAATAATGTCCTTGTCAATCTGCTTATTCAGTCGGATCGGTACGAGCACCGAATTTTTCTTATTATATTTATCATTTGCTTTTCGTTTTGCCTCCGTTGCCATCCTATTTTCCTCCCATCTTTTTACACCTTTATAATACAAGTATATACTTGTATAGTCAAGGCCTTTTGTTACTTTTTTTGCACAAAAAAACAGGGAGCCCGAAGGCTCCCCACACAGCTAACAAAAATAGTTTACTAGTCCAACGCTAGTTATTTAAAAATACTAAGCAGCTTGTTGACAAGCTTGATCAACAGTTTAACCAGCTTGTTGACCAATCCACCATCGATACTCTCACCTTCTTCCGGCGTGTCCGGATCTGCTGGTTGATCCTGGATCACATCCAATTTGGTCTGTACCAATGCTACAAAGTCCTCCCATCCATCATTTAATATGTGATGCGGACAGTACTTATAAGATCCATTAGACATTTTCCAATCCTGATGTTTTTTCAAATGTGAGATATCCCAGCCGTATTTGTCAAGCAAGATTGCTGCTGCAAGAGCTCCATTGTCTCTTGCCTTTTCCCAACGTGGATCAACTGACCCTGACTTGTCATTATATGAGCCATCCCCATCAGAGTCGTACATATCACAGCAGATCTCGATAGCGATGGTCTGACGATTACCCTTGCCCTTGGCCCCGTCTCCGGCGTGCCAGGCGTTGCGGTTAAGCGGTATGCCCTGCCAGGCGCCTTGATCGTCCACACTGAGATGCCAGGACTTCTGTTCTGTTGTAGACCCCATACTTTTATTGAGTGTTTCGGCGCTTGGATTTCCGTTGGTACCGGCATTGTGGACCGTGACGTACTGTGGTATCATCACGTAAGGGCATTTGTACTTGTACTTGCTCTTATCCACTAGCGCCGTATGCACGGTCAATCCTTGGCCAGATTCTAACAGTACTGGCTCAAGGTCAGGCTCTTCCAAATCCCACTCATCATCGGCTGGTTGTTCCGGCTCCGGTGTATCGCCGGCTCCCGTCGATGGACCTGGATTCTCTTCCGGTTCTTCCACTTCCTCCGGTTTTGCAAATGTGGCCCACGGCTCTACGCCCTGTGCCTCTGATCCGGATACAGCTAAAAAGATATAGTCTGATCCTTCCTGCCATACGATATAGCGGTGACCATTGCCAACCCATTTCCAGTAGTATCGGATCTGCGCACCTGGCTGATAGGTTCGGACGATCTCACCGTTTGGCCCATTCCTACGGGCATTGACACCGATATCGGTAGTAAGGGTAGCTACACCGTCCTCTTGTTCCAGTTCGCTGGTCGGTACATTGACAGGTTCCTCTTCCACCTCACTAAACGTAGCCCAAAGTTCTACACCCTGTGACTCGCTGTTTGAGATAGCTGCAAAATAACGTGTACTGCCCTCTACCCAAGATATGTAGCGATGGCCGTTGCCGACCCACTTCTCCGTGTACTTTTGGACGTCCCCGGCGTTAAAGCGTTTACCGGTATCCGGCCCGGTCGGACTGTCCTTACGGATGATGATCTGATCATGCGTAAATGTAGCTAGCCCAAGCTCAGACTGCAGCTGACTCACATTATATTTATCCTGTACCATAAACTTAGGTCGCAGGTAGCCATAGATCGTACCCTGGTAAGACAGTGGATATAAAGTTGCTCTAGGATTGTTACAGCAGTTTTGTGTAAATGCTTGGCCGTTGCGGTATATAAAGATATGACCATACTGTGGATCGCCACCAGCCGATACTACGATATCGCCGTTTTGTGGCGCTGTTACTACGTTACAGATATTGAGGATACCGTTATTGGCTCTGTTAGTCCAATAGTCAATGGCGTTACCATACGCTTTGACTCCACAACCTCCATACTTCAAATAGGCTTTGATCAAGGATACGCACTGTCCGTCATACGGGGACTCCCAATTGACTGTAGTTCGGTTGGATTGATTTCCGTTAGTATCAAATACTTTACCCTGTGCATAGGCAAAGAAATTATCAAATACTGTCATGCTCTACTCCTTCCTTATATATAAAGGAGAGCCAATCATCGGATTGACCCTCCATCTTTAAATACTCTTTCCTGGATTTCTTCTTTGCAGCGTTCCATCTCACTGTTATTGTTGCCATCTAAAGCATGGCTCAGTAGGGCATGGAGCGATTTAAGCGTGAGCGAGTTGATCTCCTGTTGCTCGATCATCGACTGGTTATCGTTGAGCAATTTACTTTCACATTTGGCCATACGGTCCTCTAACTTGGTAAGCCGTATGTTTTGATCCTTATTTGGCTTACTTGCAAGGTTGATCAGCTTGCCGACTGCCACGATTGCGGTGCAAAGACTCCCCAGCGTAATGACCCCAGCTACTAATGCATCAATGGTCATATTACTCTCCGGCGGAGCTATCAGTCACCCCGCTCTTAGACCAGCCTCCGTTAAAGCCATTGACGGCAGCCTCGATCAATGTTTCCAGCTCTGTCGCCGATACATTGATACCCTGTTCGGCCAACAGTGCAGATGCACGTTCAAGGGCCATGTCGAGCTTTTCCTGGCCGTGCAGATCCTTGCAGATCTGTTCCACATACTGCACGGTCGTAGATACTATATCCTTTTTAGTCTGTGTGTCGATATACTGTGTATATAGCTTTTTAACTTGGTAGCCAATGATACCAGCCACGACCATGACGATAGTACCGGCCAACTGTAATACGGCCGGCATCAATACTTCCATTACTTGTTCCATATGTTATTCCTCCACTTTTTCAAAATAATGTCCGATTAAGGCATCAGGAGCATAATTCAATTTGACCTCCTGTCCGTACAGTTCCTCCGGCTTTTCGATGCCACCTCTTTGACAGAGGTACAGTTTGTCTTGCCAGGAGTAGTACTTACCATAGATACACGTAAAGCCACTTGTGGTTACCGACTCGGGTACAGGGATTGGATCTTCCAAAGTTCCCTCATGTTCATCCTTGTCCAACTGCTCAAACAGGGTAGGATCTTTACCCGGCCAGTAATCGGTATTCTTATTATGGCCCTTTGCGCATTTCCATAGCTTGTCATCATAGTTGACACGTTTCCCTTCCGGGATCCACTCGCCATTGTTCAGGTCTTCCCAGTTATCAAACAAACTCTTGTGCTCCAGCGCATCCTCATCCGGCATATTGTCAACGGCGTACTTTAGAGCAAACTCCCGGTCATCGGTAAATGGATCTTCCGACACCTTTTCGAGAGTAATCTGATATACCGTTTTTTCGTCGTCCCCGACACGCATATTAAAAGCTTTAACGATCGTATAGCCATCATAGGTCGTATCGGCGTAGCTAAACGCCTCACACATTCTAAATGCTCCAACGATGTCATCCATGCCTGCCTCGCACATAAAGGTAACCACCAACTGTTCATTGATCTGTTGGATCAATTCGTTGCATAAAAAGATTGGCAGTTCGCCGATGAGGATATCTCTTGACGGCTCTTCGTAAATTGGTTCTTCTAAATTTTCATCCATGACTAAACCCTCCATAATAAAAAAGCATGCAGAAAGGAGATCATACATGCTTTACAAACAAATATTAAATGACTGGTTAGCAGATCAAGAGATCTACAAAAAAGGCGGTACGTTTACCGTCTATTACAACGTCGCACACAATCAAATACTGCCTCATTTAGGTAATATGGATGTTGAGCAGATTGATAGTGAGATACTGCAGGATTTTGTACTTGGCCAATTGGATCATGGCCGAGTTGACGGTAAGGGCGGTATCGCTAAAAGTTATGCTGACAGCATAATCAGCGTACTCAAACTATCTCTCAACCGTAAGGATCTCGAAATCCGGTTACCCTACAATCCGCCTAAGGAGGTTGAGATCTTTGACAAATCAGATCAGATCGCATTGATCAATCACCTCCAGACCGAGATCAGTTACAAAAACTTTGGTATCCTGTTGGCCATCCATACCGGTATCCGTATCGGAGAGCTCTGCGCTCTCAAATGGTCGGACATCAATTTTGACTGTCAACTCTTACATATCAACAAGACCATGAGTAGGTTGTACACCAAAAAAGATGGATCAAGGCTCGTCATAACCTCGCCAAAATCAAAGGCAAGTATCCGCACCATACCTTTAAATAAATGGATCATGCAGTTTGCCGTCCTGCTGCGAGGCGAGCCGGATGAGTACCTCATTACCGGCAGAGAGCAACACATCGAACCTAACAAGTACCGTCTATTTTACAACAGAGTCTTAAAAGAGCTTGAGTTACCGCATCATAAGTTCCACGCACTCCGTCACACCTTTGCGACGAGGTGCATTGAGTGTGGCTGCGACTACAAGTCGCTTAGCCAGCTGCTTGGCCACAGTAATGTAGCCATAACCATGAGCATGTACGTCCATCCACAATTGGAGCTAAAACGTAAATGTGTAGAGTTGCTCGCCGATTACTATCAGCATTAAATGTATGACTTTTACTGCTCTCGGAACGTATGGAGAGTACTATCATAAATTGAACACAAATGAGATACCTGCACATGCT